CGCCCTCAAAAACGTAATGATTGTGAGTTCCGTTATTTGCTGTGGTTCCACTAAAAGTATGCGTATGCGACACAACAATTGAGTCAGTAGAACCGCCGGTAGCGTCCACCGCATAAGTCGAGCCCGCACCTACAATAAACCTGTTCCTGAGGTCAGGTGTCCCGTTAGAGCCGTTACACAGATAGTAACCAGCAGGAATCGATCCGATAGAACCCGACCAGAGAATAATTGCACCGCTCGGCAAGGGTGTCGGCGGGGTGGGCGCAGTACCGATAATTCCATACAGGTTGTCATAGGTCTGGATCGTTACGTCATCTGAGTCTTTTAGAATGAACTTATAAAAGAACCCATCGGTCAGCCAGATTTGATTGGCAGGCCGTCCGTCCGTACCTAAGATGATCGGGTTAGCGTTAGCTACCAGACCCGTGTTGCTGGTATAGGTTGCAAGCGGGGTGCTCGACCCGGCCTGATAGGTGTAAATCTTACCGGCGTTTAACGGCGCACCGTTATTGGTAAAGAACTGAAAACCGTTGCCTATTGGCGCAAGATTGACTGCCATTTTATTGTCCTTTGCCTATGTCTTTCAGACGAATCATTTTCTTTTGTCCACGCTTTAGAGCTGACTTTTCTTGCATGGCCAAAGCTCGTTTTGCGCCAAATGTTGCACCGGCAGGGCCACCAATAGCTGCGCCGCCTACGCCAAAGGTTGATCCTACCGCCGTTCCTAGAGCCCCACCTATTGATGTAAATGCAGGCAACACGCCAAATTTAATTAAATTATGGCCTTGTATAGCCGCACCCGGATAAGACGAATCGTAGTGCAAGATATGGCCAGCATCGTTTAAGTCGCGCACCATCTGACCTAATTCTTTATCTTCAGTTAGCAATCGTAGCCGGTCGTTATGATCATTTAGGTATTTGGTCACAGCTTTAGCATTCCATTGACCTTGATTCTTTGATCCCTGTTCTAGTATTCGGTTTGCAAAATGTCCTTTGATTTCGGCAATAGATTGTTGCGCTAATGGCCGCAAATTTTCTGGCATTTCTTGTAACAATCTAATTAAATGCCGGGCCTGATCAACACTCATACTTTCAATAGAATTTGCAATTTTTTCGAATGGCACAGCTCGATTGATTGGGTTTTGAGGGTCGTAGTCCATAATTTTGGCTACGCCCTTGGGGTCATCTAACAATCGGCCTATTTTGGTGCGAATTTCTCTTGCATTTTTATAAACATCTTCACCGGCTACTTTTGTTACATCATTATCAATTTTGTCTTTTAACCGACCCACCAATCTTGATCGTTCATTATTCCAATTGGAATTGATGTATTGGCGCAAGTTTTCTGCTTGCTCAACAGTCATTGGCAAAACTCGCCCGTTTTTATCAAGTAATCCGCTTTCTTTTAGATGAGCCTGAATTCCACGGCGTAATGACATAAAACTATCATTGACCGTAAAATTAGATTCTGTATCTAAAAATTTTTGTAAGTTTGCTGGATTTACTACTGGTTGTCCGGCAGCTATTTGTTTTGCTTGATCGTATGCCCGGGTCATTTGGCCCTGAAGTTCTTGCTTAAAAGCATCAAACGGCGCAACAATTTTCTCTCCGCGCAATCTTAGTGTTTGTTCGTCTAAGCCGATTGTGCCTCCGGTGCGATTGATAATATCGTTACCAAATTGCACTAGCTGATTGCGTTCATTTTTAAGTGTTTCGTCATACAGTTTGCCAACCAAAGTATCAGTTCTGCTGGTTTGATATTCATTACCGGCAGATTTTTTATCGCCAGTTACGGCGCTTTCACGGGCCTCATTGAACCCTACACGTTGCAAAACATTTGCTCTTTCTTGTTGTTCGCTAAGATTTACCGGCCCTTTGTCTGAAAACTGAATTTCTCTATATGGCTGATAAATAGTTCCGGTAGGCATAGTTGTCGTACCGCCGCCGGTTTTTCTTTCTTCTAGCGTCTTTTGAAACTCAGCATAACTAACCCTAGGTTTGCCCATCGTGGGTTCGACCCGCGCCTCTGGGGTAGTCAATGTAGTAGCCGCAGGCGGTACTTCTGCTGCGCTTGGCACTCCCGCTACACCGCCTCTGCCTCGGGTAGCTAGTTGGGTTCCCACGCCGCGCATCGCTGGGCCTAAAGCCGCTATTTCTGGGGTTACAGCCGGTGGAACCTTGGCCGCTTCAGCCACGGTCGCTAGACCTTCAGCAATAGCTTGACCTTGCGGGGTTGAGGGCTCATAGCCGTATTTCTTAATGAACTCAGCCGCGCTACGTTCAGCAACCTTTGGAGCCTGTCCGGACGTATAGACTCCGGGTGTCGTAACGCTCTCAACCAAACCCTTGACTCGACCCGCAACCTCGACCGCTGGCTGATAAATAAACTGACCCGCAACGTCTTTGGCTAGACCAATTTCAGGTTTAGCGGCCTGCAAAAAGTCCTTAAAAGACTTTGCTTTTTTAGTAGGTTCTTGGATTTCCGTGCCTAAAATCAAACTGCTGACCGAATCAGTTGGCCGAGCCGGTGCAGACGGTTCTGTCGTATCTGCGCCTAAAATAAGGTTACTGATTGAGTCACCGCCAGCCGACACATTCTGCATGGCCGGTTGCTCTTCTGTTGTTCCTCGGTATGAGGCGGTCTGCATCATAGGTACGTCTTGGCCTGTACCCATGTCCACAAATTGAGATTTTTCAGGCGTAAGTTGAGGCAGCTTACTAAATAGCTTTTTTCTCAGCTCTAAAGGATAAGCATTAAATTTTTCCGGATTGCTCACCGTATCGCGTGGGTCTAGCGGAATGCCATCAATGACGGTATTACGCATGGCCTGTTCGATCATGCCAATCTGATCTGGGGTCAGATTTTTATGGAGATACGGGTCGCGGGCGTTCATTGTCTTAAATCCCCGGTCTGCACCAGACGATTAATCCTCTGGTATTTGTCGTTCAGAATTTGCCGTTGTTGTGGGCTCATACCCTCTAAAACTTTGGCCGCAGCCGCCTTTTTTTCCTGCGGATTGGTGATGTCTTTGTCAATGTTCATAAGCTGAAAAATTTTACTATCAGCGTTTTGAATCCACATTTGAGCATAACGGTCGGCGTTAGCATCGCCAAATTTTAGAGAATGTTTATCTAAGCCTTGATACATCAGGCGCAAATTGGTGTTATCCGCTTTGGTACGCCTTGCAATATCAATTAAAACGTCAGGCGAATAGTTAATATCACCCATCGCATCTCGATTTAATTCAAGACCGGCCACGCTATTGCCACCGGCTGACAAAGCATTTAAGTTAGCCTGTTGGGCTTGTGCAATATCTTTTTTAAGTTTTTGATATGTTGGGTCACCAGTAAATTCCGCAAATTTACGTTTGATTCCACCAATAGCTCCGGTTTCCGGCAACGTAGCTTCTTTCATAATTTTTGTTGCGCTACGAACTACTTGATCAAGATTTTCGTCTGATCGAGTTAAATCTAAAGCTCTGCGGCCAAGAGTATTTCTAAAATCTTGCCCAAACCGCATAGCTTCATCCTCACCGGCAAGTTTAGCGTGTGGTACGCCAGCCACCGGAGGCTTATAACGTAACGGCGGGATTCCGGCTGTTGGTTCTGTCATCAAACCTACCGGTGCTCCCATTGGTGCTCCCATCGGTGCGCCTGCTGGTGCTCCAGCGGGCACTCCAGCCGGTGCGCTTGAAGCAACCTGTGGCCCAGCTTGAATTGGACTTACGTCTACGCGATTTTCTGTGACCGGCGCAACCATTAGGTTTTGTCCCGGTATTGGCCCGCGCATCGGTGCGGTCATATCTTGCGGACGGACACCTTGCGGGCGAAACTCTGGACGTCCAGTAGGGATAGTCGTTGCTCCGACCGATCCAATCGTAGACGCTCTTGTGCTTGCGTCCAGCGAGGTCATTACATACTCTTTTAGTAGAGTCCTGACGTTACCGGGGTTTTCTTGCGCTACCCGCAACACCGGGGCAATCAGTTCCCGCGCCCGCGACTCAGGAATCTTCATCGCCCGGGCATGATCCATACCAGCTTTGGTTAGGTAACCAATTAACTCCTGCTGATTAACTGAATTTGGATCTTGCTCCGCAGCAATCACTAATGGATGATTGGCCGTAGCCACCAGACTGTTGGTAATCTGGTTGTATTCCGTGTTCGCTATGGCTAGCTCTTGAGCCCTAACTTCTTGCTGGGTTTTTTTGATCAGCTCAGGATACAGTTCTGATAGGCGTTGAAACTCAACCAGCTTGGTAGCGGTTCCCGCCAGTTCGCCTAGCGACATAGTCTGCGGGCCTTTTACGCCCAGCGAAATTTCAGGTTTTATGTTGTTAGCCATAATTTCAGCTTAGTTTTGAGTTAGAGAATAAATGCTACTTCCACCGCCGCCTCCACCGCCACCAATTCCCATAAATGTTCCACCGCCGCCGCCTGCTGGGGTGACTGCGCCAAAAGGATTTTTACCCATCAAAGTAGCTAACTGAAGATAATTTGTTGGGCCTTGTAGAGCCTGACTTATTGCATTTGCAGCACCGACCTGACCAGCCGCTTGAGCTGCGCCAGCCCCAGTAGTTAAACCGGCAAGGTTTTGACCTAATGCTTGACCAGCTTGCACCCCGACATTTGTTGCGCCTTGACCCATACCAGCTATGTTTGCAAGGGTGTTATAGATATTTGTTCGTTCGGTTTGAGCGCGATTAAAAGCATTAGCATATTCGCTAGACGCTAGACCTTGACCAAATTCTGTAAGTCCACGCAAAGTATTTCCTGATAAAGCTCCACCTCCTACGTTCGCTAATCGCTCGGTGGCCTGTGTTCCGTACTTCATACGGAACGCCATTGATGGATCTAAGTAAGGGGCTAGAGCTTCTTCGGTTGTAAACTGTTGGGTAAAATACGGCAGTCGTTGTCCGATTTCTCCCAGCGCCTGATAGCCGCGCTCACGGTAGGGGGCTAAATCTTCCCTACCAATATCAAACATTTCTCGCTGTTGTTGCGCCGCACGATCCGCAGCCGCAGCTTGAGTTCTTGCCGCGCTCTTTGCGGCACTTGCGCCCATAGCGCCACTAACTAAGCTCGACCCCGCTACCGCTAGGGTTGCCGATACTGGATCAGGCATTTTGGAACTCCTTTACATAATCTTCAAAAGTTTCGCCATAAAGTTTGGCTACAAAATCAGACGCATTTGCCGCAGCTTCGAACCCGTGGACTAGCCGGACAACCTCCAAAATCAAGTCGTAGTACGCGGCGCGCCACATATAAGCCTTGTGCAGATGTTCCCTATTATCCTCCAACCTATTAGCCCCAATCCACTTTAGAACCAAGTTGCTAACTATCGGCAACAGTTCTTTGGAATGATATTGAAAGAACACGTTATTGGGCAATAAAAACATGACCTTGTAGATAACCGCTTCCTTTTCTTGCGCGGTAATTTCTTGGTTATCGCGCCAATCATCAAGACCTTGTATGACGTCCCAAAAGTCTAAAAGCCACCGTACCGTGGCCTCTGGAAGATTTAGCGGGGCAAAGTGTTCAGGCTTCATACATCGTAGTAGGGAACCTTTTTAACTTCCCCGTTCACGGTGATATTGATAAACCCCCGGGGATTCGCGGGCAGGGTCGCAGACCCGGCGGTCGCCGTAGAGCTGCTTGTAAAATTCAAAAGGTTTAGGAAAAAGAGCTGCCATGCCGGGGTCGGGCGTCCGGCCTCATTTGCTAGAGGACTTGTAGGTATTACCTGATTCTGGGGTAGTTGAGCCATCAGTTATCCCCGGCCTCTGCTTTTAGGTTCGCAGAGACAATAACCGCCTTAATCGGGTCGGTGATCACAACCTCAAAGATCCGATCCCGCGCCCAACCTAGCCGCCGCCACATGGCCCGGGCGTAATAATTTCCTTGCACCCCGATGGACACCCAGTTCTCGTTAGACCAAGTAAACCCACCGTCATCGGAGAATCTAAGCATCGCTTGGGGGTTCTCGCCCTGACCCGAGGGTAGACCTACTCCGGGCTGAAACTGGATCTGAAGCTCCGCAAAATACTGCCTCTGGAGGTCGGTCGTAATGTGGGGGCAACGTCTGACGCGCCGCACCAATTGACCGTCATCGGTGTATTGCGATAGGTCTAATTTATAGAGTTTGC